TATAATCCGCAAATCCAAATTTTCGCCGAATTCGAAACGAAGCGTCCATTTTTCGAGAGTTCATTCAAAACGAAACGTCCAAAAAAAGGACTTGCACGCAACACGAACAACAAAGCCCGAAATAAGAGCCAAAATCACTCTATTTCGGGCTTGGGCTTTGTCAAGCACAATTCAACAGGCAATATAATAGCATTCAAATGATATTCAAGCTGCCTTATTAAAAGGCTTTTCATCTTGCTTCTTGTACAGCATTATGTCCGTGTATTTCGCGGAGTAATTCATGTGTGCGTTGAACTCCACTTTTCCACAATTTTTGAAAGGGTTGCCGAGCGTCTTGTTTTCACCAAGCCATTCACACAGTTCGATTATCGATGACTTGTTTGACGTGAAGTACACAAATGGCTTATCCCTTAACACGTTCAACACATCCAAATAGTCTGAAAGACGCCAATACATTTTGTACGTGCCGACTTCCGTTGACAAATAGGGAGGGTCAACAAGGAACACGACGCCGGGAACGTCCTTGTACTTCTCATAAAGTTCCTTGTAGTCACAGGACGTTATCGTTAAGCCATCCAAATAATCAGGGCAAGGCGGATAATCCGTCTTGCGTATGTTGTTGTAAAGCGTCTCCTTGCGCATGGCTTCAAGGCTCGTGGCGTACTTCATCGAGAACATCAACGCGGAAGATACGGTAATGTAGTCCACGTACCCCCATTCCCTTTCCGCCATTGCGATACGCTCCAATATACTTTCACGAGCCGCACTTCTGATTGGTTTATCCTTCGGTACACCTGCGGCCAACCTCCTGAAGTCCGCCAGCAGGATGTTTGTCTGGGGTATGGCCTGCAACCTTTCCCTGTAACCGTCAAAATCGTTATACACGACCGTCGCATCCGGCCTTTGGCATTTGGTTATGTGAGACAGTAAGCCGCTTCCACCGAATAAATCCACAAACACGGTCTTGTCGTTAAACTGTTCCAACACCTTGATAAATTCCCTTGCGAACATCCGCTTCTGTCCCACAAACGGCAGCGGAGCTGACAAATACATTTTTCTCATACATTCAACTCGAATTTTATGTTTTCCACCCCGGCCAGCAAATCTTTTGTCCGGGATATATTGTTTTCGTATATATGCACGTTCCCAAGGTCAAGCGTGATTGACTTCAATGGCAGGTCTATCTGCCTCGACATCAAATAAAGGTGATAAATGTCCGACGGCAGTCCGAGGTTCGCATCAGAGCTGCGCTGATAAGCCGACACGACCAGCTCTTCCTCGTCTATCTGGAACTGCACAAGGCTAAGGCACGGGGCCTGGTTCGTCTCAACGCCCGTCGCGCCGAGGAACAGCACGTAGTTCTTGCTGTTGCGCTTCTCCGCGTTGATTTTGGCTATTAGAGGTGGCAGCTTCTCAAAGTATGTCGGGTAGCTGTTCACCAGCGTATGGCCGCAATAATCCCACCACGTTATGCCTGCCTCGCGGTATCTTTCCACGTCACGTTCACCACTCATGAATAATCCGAGTTCCGCCTTCAGCTTCTTTCTCGCTATTCCGTGGCTCTCGAATATGTCGAGCAGGTCGCCGGGTGTGAGCGTCAGCCGTTCATTCAAGAGATACTTGATGCAGCCCTTCTTGTTTGTCTGGACTTTGCCCGTTACGAGTATCTTTTCCAGCATTTGATAGTATTTGTTCATCGTCCTTTCCTTTGGTTTGCGCAAAGGTAGCGATACGGGGCAAGACAAAAGAAAAGTCGGAACAAATCACACTGCATCATGCGTACAGCGTTTTCCGAAACGCTTTATAACGTCATACACCTTGCGCTCGCATATCGAATATTTACCGGCCAAATACAGCACGGCGTATGTCGTCTTCTCTCCCCTACCCTTCATCTCTTCAAACTCAGAATAAAGGTCTATATAACGGATATCGTCAGGCTTCACGCCCAGCCTTAAAAGCTTTTCCAACGGTTCCCTGTTAAATTTAAGTGCCTCAAATAATGTCATATCAAATCATTTTTGTACCTTTGCAACATCTCACTTACATACAACACATAAAAAAATAGCCACAAGTGCGGTCAGAGGGTATTTGCCCCCGGTCGCGCACTTGTGGCGTTTATGTGTTAATATGTAGGTGAGATGACTATTAACAGGCCGGGGGCTTTTTTCTATCCCCCGTGGGATTCATCCATCACCAGGCTTCATACAAAGCCAAGTCCAACGCATCTTTCTTTTTCCAGCCATTTTGCAAGACATCCTGAATGTGCCTCATAACCTTCACGTAGAAGTCCTGAAGGTCTGCTACCGTGTCGAATGTCTTGTAGTACGGTACGTTGTCCGTGCCGAACTTGAATGTCACCGGCAAGTTCTTTCCGTCTGTCTGTACTGCAACGTCGTAGGCCGCCTTGTAGTTGAACTGATTTTCACTTGACAGCCATACGAGCTGCCCGTCGTACTCGAAGCCGGACAGGATGCGTTCATCGGTCTGGCTGTTGTACCATCCCGACACCAATGACCGAATTTCATCAGCGTCCGGCCTGTGGTCAAGCTCTTCCTCCATATAGGAAGCCGAGCCATCCTCTTTCGCTTCCACGTCCCAGCGGACGCGCCATTTGCCTAACACCGGGTTCGTGCATTCAAGCAACGCCACACCGGCACTTCCTTCCACTCGTTTCATGCCTAACTGAATACATACTTGGTTCGTCCTTTCCCGAAGCTCTCCGTCCTGATGGTCGTCTCGAAAGGGAAGCCGTCGGGTATCTCCCTAATCTGTGCGAGGATATTCTTCATTTCCTCACTGTTGGTGAAGAACTTGCGCGGCTCGCCGTTCAGTTCGATGGCGACGATGCACCTGTCCTCACCCTGTTCCGTCTTGATGCCGGTCTCAAAGTCCTTCACCACGATGGGGAGGTTCACCAGCTCGCGGATGCTCACTACCGTGCCCGGAAAACGCTTCTTGCCGTCCTCCGGCTTGTAAGACACGTTCAAACTCTTGAAGTCTCTCATTTCTTTGCCTGTTAATTTGTTAAACAACCTTATACTGTCCGCGTGTTTGGCCATGCCGTAGAAACTGGCCACCAACTCACGTTTCCTTCGCTTGCTCTGGATGCCGTGCATCTTCCGGGCAAAGTTCTGTTTTACGCGCTTCCTGAGCAGGGTGTAGCCCGGGCGTATGACGTATCCCAGGAAATCTATGCCTTCGCTCACGGGGAAGATGCGCTCGTTGGGCTTGACTTCAAGCCCGGCAAGCGACAGCCTCCCGTGGATGATGTCACGGACTTTCCACAATTCCGATTTCGCTTTACCGAGCACGACGATGTCGTCACAGTACCTGTAATAATACGGCACGCCGCACTTGTCTTTCACATGATGGTCAAGGTTGTCCGACAGGAACAGGTTGCCGAGCCCCTGCGAGCTGCGCAGCCCGATGCTGATGCCGGAAGGCATCATGCGCACGAACCGCTCCAGCAGCACAAGGAGCGTCCTGTCCTTGAAAACACGCCTTACACATTCCATCAGCCTGTCCTGGCTGACACTCTCATAATACTTGCGGACATCCAGCTTGTAACAGTAGGCGGTGCCTTCAGGGTCGGCCTCCATGTCCCTCCGTATGCAGCCCAGCAGGTCGTGCATGCCGCGTCCCTTTATCGAGGCTGCCGTCGTGCGGATGAACCTGCGCCGAAGGTGTCCGTCCACCACGTTCATGACGGCATGGATGGCTATCCTGTCCTTCATGGGAAGCACCTGGATGCGCCTCAGCTTGCCGGCCTCCATCACTTCCATCTCGTGGTAGTTGCTGATTGTGTAGCTCCCGTCGGCCAGGCGTGCCGACAGTTCGGCGATGACTTCTTCCTTATGGGCAAGAAGCGCACGGCCGGTACGGCTGCCCTTGCGGCGGCTGCCGCGGACTACCGCCCTGAACGACTCCTCCATGTTCGGATATGCCGTTATCTCTTCCATCAGATGTCCTTCCCTGTGCATTGATGTCGCTTTACTGTTAATGCCTTCAATCCTCCGGGCCAGGCTTCTTCGAGCCGTTTATACGGCCTACCAAACCCTATCGCCCGACACTTGATGTTCCGCCTTTCCGGCCATAGGCCGCTGCTGGCGAGGCTCATCCCCCTCGGCACCGGATTGGGCACGCGTGCCCGGCCCTGTACGCCGACTGGAGTTCCCTTGGACTGTCACCGAGACGAGAACCGATGTTCGCGTTCGTATTCGACGAATCGTTACCGCAATTCGCACGACCGACACCGGCGTTCGCATTCGCGTTGTTGTTCGACCGATAGACCACACGGCCTATGGGGGAATCCGCCTACGAACTGCAAAATTAACACTTTTATTCATCTTAACTTCCTAATTTTCAAATTTCGACGGGCTTACGCCCGTATTTTGCCATTCCTCCTGCTTTCGCTTTGTCGCTTCGCTCCCGCTTTGGCGCGCTCCGCCTTACGCTCACGCATACTCCTCCGGAACGCTCAGCGACTTGAACGCTCCGACGCTTTCCGCGACCTCGATTTTGCCGCGGAAGGCGAGACGAGAACCGATGACCGCGTTCGCACTCGACGAATCGTAACCGCAATTCGCACGACCGACACCGGCGGACGCATTCGCGTAGCTGCTCGACCGAAAGACCACACGGCCTGCTGCATTACTCGGAATGAACTCGTCACAATAGTATGTGGTGGTACTTCCACCCCCGGCCGCACTCACGATGTCCATCCATTTCTGGTGTACAACGCCTGTCATATAGCCGCCCACCGACGTACTCTTCACCTTGCGTGTCGTGCCGTCGGGCATCTCGATGTACAGCTTGTACTGCTCGCTCGACGGGCTGTTCGGAAGACTAACCTTGTCCACCCATTCCGCTTTGTTTCCAAACCAGTTCTCATAACCCAGGCAGTTGCTCGAAGCTATCTGCACGTACTTGTCTCCGCCGTACTCATCCTGTATCTTGTACCAGCACCACTCCGTCTTGTGCTCCGGGTTCACCGTGTCAGCCATGCCAAGCATCGCCGTCGTGCCCATTATGCGCGCGTTCGTGTTCTGCCCGTATCCGCACTGGTCTTGCGCGTCACGGCGGCCGTACTTCGCGTAAAACAGGTTGGCCACGTCCTTGTGCATCTCCCAGTCAACCAGCTGCAAGCCCCTTTGGTTTGCATAGCGGACCATGTCCGGCTGCGTCAGGTTCGCAACGCTCGTTCCCCCGGTCACGGCGCTGTACAGCTTCGTCCCCTTAGCCACGGCCTGCAACGCACCGCACAGGCACGCCTCGTGCTCCACCCAGTCCGGCTCCATGTCCTCTATCTTGTCGCTGTTGCTCAGCACCACGCAGTCGAAGTCGGAACTCGTCCTGACGGAGAAATGCAGCTTCGTCGCACCTTCCGGGACGTCACATATCAGGTACATGCCGTCGACGAACCTTGCGTTCAGCGTCTCCACTATCACGCTCTTGACTATCCGGCCACCGTCGTCGGCGAACACCGCACCCACAAGGCTGCTGCCCAATACTGACGGGAACCTCACGCGCCTGTAACCTGACACGTCAACCGTTATGGCTTCGTAATTCCCGTCCGCCGAATACGAGTCGTCCACATCCGTGCCACCCGTCAATATCTTCGTGCCGGACTTCACCAAACGGTGTTCCTGCAGCCAGTCGTGGTCCAGCACCGTGCACTCCGGCCTGTCCGGCATCCCGTCCTGCGAGCTGTAACAGCCGTATTTCTTGTTGTTCAGGTAGTCGTTCACGCCCTTGTACCAGTAATGCGTCTCATACACGAACATGTCACCTTCCGTACCGTCCAGCTTCGCCGCCGTGCCGTCGGCGTACTTGTTGCTGTCGGCATCGTCAAGTTGCGCGATTGTCATGGTTCCTTTTACGGCCTGCTTGCCGAGCACCCTGTGCCGCTGCCGCAATATGGCTGCCACATGCGCGCTCGGGACATACTGGTTGCCGTACTTGTAACCGGTCTCGTTGTCGGGATTGCTGATGTTGGCGTCGTCGCTCACCGTGTCGTCGAACTCTATCATCGTGTACTGCGGCTGCCGTATGTTCAACTCGTCGAATCGTTCCACGTATTTCTGGTACTCCGCCTCGTCCAGATATTTGGTCAGCCGGTACGTGCCCACCAGCTTGCACCGCGTGTTCGTGGTGTTGCCGCTCGCGTCAAAGCCGCCCAGACCGGCGTCGTACCACTCCTTCAGGTCGCTGCCGTCGCCTTCCAGTTCCAGCCCGGTGATGCGGACATATTTCAGCCTGCCGCCAAGGGAGAATAGTTCCTTGAACACCGACAGCCCGTCTATGAGGGCACAGTTCTCTATCCAGATGCCGGTAAGGTTCCGCTTGTTGTCAAAGGTTATCGCGCTCCACTTTATATACTGCATCGAGCGCAACGTAAGCGTCTGGAAGTTCGCTGGAAGGTGCAGCCTGTTCACCGCAGCACCCTCGGCAAAGGTGATGGTGCCCAGTGCCGTGCAGCCCGCCGCGTTCACCTCCTCCAGCCTGTTGCAGCCGGAAAGGTCAAGCCCCGGCAGGTTCGTGTAGTTCACAACGTCCAGCTTCCTGAGCATCGGCAGCTTCGTGCCCAGCACGAGTTCGGTCAGGGCGTATGTGTTGCCGCTGTTGCCCAGCACCAGTTCTTCCAGTACCGGCAGGTTCGGAAGGCTCATGTCCGTGAAGCCGCCCCAGTCCGAAAGGTCGAGCTTCTTCATCCACTCGCCGCCGTACAGGTGGAAGATGGTGCCGATGTTCGCCGTCTGCCCGTAGGTGTAGCTCCACTCATTGTCCTTTGTCACCGCGTCGTGCGTCATCGTGTCGCCCTCGCGCCGGAACTCGAAGTAGAAGTCACGCGCCGGGGTGGCCCTCACCGTCGCGCCGGCCGCGCTGTTGCCCTTGAACGATATGTCCGTGGCGGTGTACTGCCCGGTGCTGTAACGCGCGTCGAACAGGCCCATGCGGTTCGTTACCCACCAGTGCCTGTGTGCCTTGCGGTTGCCCTGCATCGCTTCCAGGTAAGAGTACTTCACGTTCGTCACGCTACCGTCGTTGTTCACCTCCACACCCAGCGTCTTAGGCTCGACATATTTGTTCTGTGCATCCAAGTTGTATATGCGCTCGCAGAACTTGGCCGACTGCTCCGTGTCGAACATATTGAAGATTGTAGAGTTCGACATCCGTTCCCTTATGCGCTTGTATGCCGCTTCCAGTTTGTCAGGAAATTGCTCACGTAAGTTCTTCCACAGCACACTGTCATGCCCAGCATAGGCATATACGGTCTTTTCGTCCGTACTAAGTTCGGGGTCTGTGGTGTTTTCGTCCACGTCCCAATTGTACTTCAAACGTCCGTCATTACGTACACCAAGGATTGTATCGCAATCGTAAAATATCATGTAAGCAAGCGTCTTGTCCTTGTCCGGGTCATACCAAAACGCCATCATCATGTTCTTCACACGTTGGTCAACACATCCCATAATGTCCGTAAACATATAGTAGTCGCAAAGGTAATCCACATCAAAATAGTCGGCCAGTTCGGCTTTGAATTTCGCTCCATCGTTTTGGGTGGACTTTACCCACGATACAACTCGTTGCAGATTGGTTGGAATTTTCGTGCCGGCCTCATACTGGGCATTGATGTCGTCATCGTCAGGGAAACGTGCCTCAAACACTTTCATCCAATTAGGTGCGCCGTCATCCCCTTTCGTCGTGAAGTCGTCGTCAAGGAACATGCCCATCGGATAGTCGTTGTTCAGGAATTCCCAGCATTCCGTCGGGTTCTGTCCGCCGAACTTCTCCGTCACCCATTCCTGGTCGTGGTAGCCCGGTATGTCCAGGAAACCGAACACGGCCTCCGTGCTCTTGTCGTTGTTGAAATTAAACTTGCCCAGGAACTGCGGCGTCTCGTCAATGCTGCCACGGTAAAACAGATAGCACGGCTCGCCGTCTATCGTTGTACGCACGTCATACTGGTAACTGTCGTCACAGTGCTTCTGCGCCGGGGTGAGTTCCCCTGCCTGTGTCAATATGTTCTGAACCAGCTTTGCCATACCCGTGTTGTGCGAGCTGGAACTTTCTGCGAAATCGGCCTTCAGGCAGAAGCAGTCCACCGGCGCGGCCTGTTTCTGGCTGCCATTGGCAGGATGGAATGAGTAAACCGCCTTTTCCTGCAACACTCCGCCAACCCCTTGTTCGTCACATCCCAAATAAAGTTGGCCTGCCACTTTTGAGGCATTCTTGAAATATATGCGGTAGTTCTTTATGGGATAAGCCAGCGAACTTGTACCCTGTAGGCGGATGCAGCCGCCCACGCACTTAAAGTTCAACGCCTGGTTGCCCTTGACGACGCAGAGCATCTCGTCCACGTCGTACTTCGGGTCCTTGTCATTGTTCACCGCCGCCTGCAGCACCGTGGGCACGCCGTTGTCCTGCCGTCCGGTGATGATGATGTACCTCATGCCGTCCGGCACACTGTCAACCGTCACGTTCCCGTTTTCGTCTATCACGTCGTTGCTCTCGTACAGGGTCATCATCGTGTCGGAATCTTCCTGGTCTACCATATAGCACTCCAGCACCTGTGAGTCGCTAAGGTACGTGTTGTAAGCTCGCATAAGGTACACGTCGGTGGTCGCACCGTCCGCGCCAAGCTCGATGTACGAAGGCGTAGCTTGGTACACGCTGTCCGATGTCGCCCTTTGTACCGAACCCGACATTATGCCGTTGATGTACAGGTACACCATTTCCGTGTTCAGCTTCTCGTACTCCGACGAGCCGTCCGCGCTTTTCGGGAACGACACGAACGCGACTTCATAGGTTTCTCCGGCGGCCATCTTCATCGAAAGCTCGCTCTTGCCCCTTGTCACCATCTTCGCCTCTTGTGAAGTGATGACAAAGCCCGTGCCGTCTGCGTCAACGCAGCGGATGACCTTCGCGTCCTCATTAACCACCTCGCTTACTTTGTACTTCACGATGAAAGCCATCGCGTTGGTGACATTTTGCTCCGGCTGTTCCAGTGGCCTGTAGCGCACCGTAGCTCTTGCCGTGTCCGTCAGGCGCAGGGCCTCGCCTGTCCAGCCGTCGCCGCCCCACTTGAAGCCCTCGAACACGGTTTGAATACCATTATAGCTCCATTCTTCGCGGTTCACATCGCTGTTGCTCCTTCCTTGCGCCGTGAGCTTCAGCGTCATGCCGTCTGTCGGCTCGCTGATGTTCAAGTCGCTCTTCTCCGCAATAAGACGGAAACTGTATGCCGTGCTGCCCACCACAATCCTGCACTGCTCCTCGCCGTAGTTAGTGGCTCGCAGCGTCAGGTTCTGCGCCGTGAACGGCACGCTCGCCGAGGAGGCAAGCGTTGAGCCGACGTACACATCCGCCTGCGTCGGTGTCTCCTTCGGGTTGTAGGCCGCGTACTGTAGCGTGTAGTTGTCGTACTGCTTCGCCTGTATATACGGCGTGGCACCCTTTTCGATTATTGTACCGTCAGCGTAGTCGAAACGTGCTGACACCAACGGGGTGTTGTTGCCTGTTTCCCTTACGCCTATGGCAAAATATATGCTGTTGCTCTTTATCGTCGAGCCGTCGCCAAGCTCAAGCTCCACCACGAGTTGCACCGAATGAGTGCCGTGAGCCATGCTTGATGTGCTTATGCTGAAAGAACCGTTGGCCGTCGAGCTGGTTATGCTCCTGTCCTCCGTATCGGTGCCGTCCACATAGCAGCGCAGGGTCTTGTTGCCTGCGCCGCTCAGGGCGTAGGGAATACTGACGGTCTGTCCTCTCGTTATGGCCGTGGCGATGTTGAACGAGCTGCTGAGCGTCAGCTGCACTACGTTGATGGTCCATGTCACCTGCGAAACCTGCATCTCCACGCCCTCGCCGACTTCGACGCGCACACGGACGGTGTTCGTACCCACGCCCATGTACAGCGATACGTCCACGGTGTTGGTGCTGCCTGCCGCGACGTTCTGCGTCAGCGTGTTTGTGTTCGCTCCCTGCGTCACCGTGACTGTGACACGGCCGGGGTTTCCCGTGCTCTCGCCAGTTGTGGTGTCCGTCTGGTCGTACTTGTATGTCAGCTTCACCTCGTCGCCCACTTTCACAGTCTTGTTGGGCGTAATGCGTGTCAGCTGGACTTTTGTCGTGGCCACCGTGCCGCCTCCGCCGCCCGTGAACACGTCGCTCGTGCTGATGACCTCGCCGGACTCGTTCAGCAGGGAGAGCGAATAGGCTTTGTCGTCGCCTTCGCCAATTTCATTGAGCTGCAGGGCAGTGCCGTAGGTGGAGGCTTTCTCGTTTATTGCGGCGGACACGGCCTTGCCGCTCACCGGGTTCGTCGAGTTCTCATTCACGCTTTGGTCTACTTCCACCTGCGGTATGTCGATGGCGACCTCACCCTGTTCATCCGGGAGCTTTTCTTCGGTCGCCGTTCCTCTTGTCACCCTGATTTTCTTGATGGCGTCAGCTCCACCATAACGTTCCCACGCGGAATCTTCAAGGAATGTATCCACGTCCGTGCCGCAGAAGCGGTAATCTTCCCACTTGCCTGCGGCAACCTCTATGGTTATTACCATTCCCGGCTTGTCCGCGTCGTCTATGTCCGCGTCGGCCAGTGCGGCCACGGCGGTCTCCTTCGTGTAGTAGCCTGAGCCGAGCGGATGCAACTGTGTCACGTTGTAGAAGCCGTTGCCGCTTCCGCCACCGCTCGCCTTCACAAGGTCGTCCTCCTCATCGCTCCACACATAAAGCGTATCACCGCAAACATAGGCCTTGTCTTTCAGGATGGAAGACCGAGTGCCGTCCATATACAGGTCGGCGGTACTCCAGTTGTTGCAGAAGCCTCCGCTCCATACGCCTGCAAACACCTTGGCACTCTGTATGTAAACAACTTCCGTAACGTTAGGCACGGATACGGGGTTCACGGTTCCGCTCTCCACGATGCGTGAGAACCGTGCGGTCGCGCCACCCAGGGCGTTGTCCGCCACGCCGAGTATTTTCGTGTCGGCACTCTGTCTTGCCGTTGCCTCCTTGTCGATGTTTCCTTGCAGGGTGTTGTCTGCGTCCTGCCGTTCCTTGGCCTCCGCATCTATGTTCTTTTGCAAGGTGTCATCACCTGTGGCCCGGCTGTTGGCTTCCGTCTCGACATTCCCGGCCAGTGCCGTGTCCGCGCTCTGGCGTGCGGCGGCCTCTTTGTTTATTGCCTGTTGCAGCGCGCTGTCCGCATCCTGCCGCGCCTTTGCCTCCGCATCTATGTCGTTTTTCAGCTCGTATATCCGGCTTATGTTGCCCATCAACAGCCATCCAGGCTTCTGCCATGCGTATATGTCGCCGCTGCCGGCCGCAGTCGGGTTCGCCTCGTCGTATATGCACACCAGCTGGCCGTACCGAAGTGCCTTGCCGTTCGTACCTGTCGGGGCCGTGTCGGCCTCCATCGCCGCCGTCGTCTTGTACACCTTCCTTATGCCAAGGCCGTCGGCGCTCTGCTCCATGTCAGCTATGTAGGCCAGCGTGTCGAAGTGCAGGCCGCCCACTTCCTCCGGCGTTATGCTGTCCGTCTCCGTCTTGCCGCGCAGCGTCTCCGCACGCTTCTGCAGGTTGTATATCGTGTCCATAACCGTTTATTATTTGGGTATCTCGAATATCATTTTCACAGGAAGGCTGCTTAACATGCTTACATCATCCTGGGGTAAACTAACGTCCGCATGGACCTGCCCCTCGAATCCGCTTACCGTAAAAGAAAAGCCTCCGTTCTCGCTTTCCGCGTATGCTTGTGTCGAGGAGCTGAAAGCTTGTAGGAATGGAACATCGCTATAGAACAAGAGCGAATCCCCCGGATTTTCCTCCATGCTTGTGCTCGTTATGTCTATTTTCACCCTGTAGCAGTCGTCCAGTTCCTTGTATGCGACAATACCACTGTAATCATTAAAGAAACGCGCATCCACTTTCGTCCATAGCCTTCCAGTCTTTCCTAAATAGTCTTTCACGACCTCGGCAAAAGTTGGCAGTTCTTGGTACACATAGCATTCGCCTGCAGTGTCCGCTTCAAGGCTCACCGTTACTGAGCTGCTGACCACACAGTTCCTCGACTGCCCGTCCTCGAACACTCTCCGGCCGGTTTCAGTCCTTTTCACCCAAAGGTATATCTTCTGCTCGGGCAACGGTACATTCAATACGGTTTCCTGCCAGTCCATCGGTTCCCCGTCCACTACCAAAGTCCCCGCACCTAACTTGTAAACCGTGCCGGCATTTCCCTGCAACTCCAGTGCCGGCCTGTCCACCATGAAAGCCTTTACTCCTCCGCATACACCCCGGACAAACAGTCTCATTGCTTCCGAGGCATTGTCCTGGATCATACCAAGGTCATCAAGGAACACGGGCTGGCCGCCTGTGTTGAATATCAGTTTATTCATAGTCGTATAGTATTATGCCGTACTTCCGTCCGGCTGGTTTGTAATAGTCTATCAGGCTCCTTATCCTCCGCAGGTTCTCACCGCCGTATTTGTCCTCGCCAACATTGAGCGAAGTGCACAGGAAAGTCGGAACGTACACGTTGAAGTTCACCCCATCGCCCGGATGCGTGTCCGTTACATGGTACATATAAAAAGGAGCTTCTCCTTCCGTGCCTATGTATTGCGCGTCCATTCCTTCCGCCTCCAGCCTGAAGAACTCGCTGTTCGAGCTTACCATCACGGATTCTATGTAAATCTTCCCGTCCGTCAGGTAAAAGGCGTCGTTCAGGGCCTTTTCGATGTATTGAACCCCGGCCGTTATGTTCAGCCTTCCCGACACTTCCGCCATATAGGCGGCAAACAATCCCTGTACATACCTTAACGGCAACGTCAGCACCCTAAGCAACGCAACAGTGAAGCCGCATCGCAGTATCGGCGGCAACAGCTGCACCGCCAGTTTCATTATGTCAACCCTGTACCACATAGCTTAATGTCTCCCCGAGGCCGTCGGCTATGAAACTCCCGCCCTCGGCAGTATAGTTGTTTCCCTTCATTGTCTCGTATGCAGACGCGCCGTCCGCCTTGTATTGGCAGTCGCCAAGCTCCACGTCCGTCACGCCGTCCGCTGCCTGTATCGCGTCAACCAGCTTTGTCTTGTTCAGTGTCCCACCGTACACTATGCCCTTCAGGTACGCTTCAATGGCTTCCTCCACCGGCTTGCCACCGCCGTCTATCCGGCTGCCGTCCGAGCCTAATACCAACGGGTCCACATACACCGTCGCACTTATCCTCACGCTGTCCGCATTCTGGGATTTCACGCCCAGTACGACCCCAGCTATCTTCACCCTGTCCATATAATGGCTGAAAGCCGTCAGCACGTCACCCGACAATGGAACCGGCCTGCCGTCCTTTTCGCCGGACACCAGTATGTCCACCATAGTGCCCCTGTCCCTGACCGCCGCGTACTTCACCACTTGCTTCCCCTCATCTTCCGCGGCGTACTTGTACTCCTGCGTCGCATCGTCGAACACGAGGGCGTCCCCGTACTGGAACGCGCGGGCCATCTTGTAGTACCACGGGACGCTCGCCACAACCGCACGGTTTATCTTCTCGTCCACGTCCGCGATGTGCCCGTCAAGCAACGTCTCCAGCGCCCAGCAGCAGGCCGCCACGATGTGGAACAATATGCTTTCAAGGCTCACCACGGAGAAGCTGCCGCTGAAGGTGTCGCCCTCTTTCAGCCCGTATTTCTCCCTTACCGTCGCGTCCGCCATGAAGGCGTCCGTCATCGTCTTTTTTATTTCCGCTATCGTCCGTGCCATCACTCGAACTCTTTTGTGTATTCCTCCGTGAATATGCGCAGCTTCACTCCGGACGTGTCTCGCTGCGTTGCCGGGGACACGCCGTTCACCTTGCAATAGTCGGCCATCGTCTTGTCGTACACTGCGTCCTGCAGCTGGAGTTCGCTTCCGGGGACAGGTATGTCCGTTATGGACATGCCGTTGGACCTGGCAAGTTCCATTGCCGCCTCCAGCGAGCCGTATTCCTGTATGGATATGTCAGCAAGCGTCTGTCCGTCATTCACCTTCACTTTCATGGCTGCTTCCTTTTTATTGCGAAAACCACAAGCGACAAAACTGCAACCAACGCCAAAAGCACAGGAAACGAATACAGCCTCGTCTTCTCCCACCAGCCCAGGTCTTTCTCCACAGGATAGGGCACTTGCACGCTGTCAACCCTCACAACGCTCACCGTGTCGTAACGCAGCCTGTCCTTATATTTATACTTAGTGACGACCTTGTCAACAAACACCGTGTCGCCTTTTGAATGAAGGTTCACAAACACGCTGTCATGCAAGTACACGCTGTCACGCAGCCATCTGTCAACATAAACGCTGTCAAAGTTCACCGACGGCACCGGCACATATCTTGTCGTTGTACAATCGGACAGCAGCGTCAGCAACGCGCACGCCAACAACCCACAAAGCAAGCCTTTCATCCTGTCCATATCGTCAGATGTCCTTGTATTCTTCAATGGCGTCAAAGCAGGGGCATTCCTTTATCCTCTCCCACGGGTCAACAATTCCGTTGCCGTTCCTGTCCGGGCTGATGTCCCTGTGCCCCAGTATCTCCGCTTTCGGGTATCTGCCTTTCAGTTCCTTCAGCAGCTTCACAAGGCTTGCCTTCTGCTCCGCCGTGCGGTTGTCCACAGCCTTGCCCCGGGCATCTATCCCACCCATGTACGCCACGTTGACGGAGGTAGAATTGTAGCCCTTCACGCCGTTGCTCACCCGGTCTTCCCCGAGCAGCTGCGTTACCGTACCGTCCGCCTGCACCACGTAATGGTAGCCCGGATTTTTCCAACCTTTACGCCTGAACTCCGCCTGCAAATCGGCAATCTTTTGCCGCTGGCTGCCTGCCGTGCAATGCACGAATATCCTTTTAACGCTTCTCATCTTTTGCCTCCTTTTCAGCCTTTTCCTTGTTGAACAGTATCTCCGCCGCCAGCCTGGCGATGTCGTCCTTGTTCTCTATTATCACGCTCATCGTCTTGCCGGCCTTCTGTATCTCCGCCTTCTGCCAGCTCTTCTCCCTCACGCTCTTGAACTCGCAGTACACGCAGTACGCGGCCCACACCATCGAGAACGCCGGCACCGGCAGCACCACGCAGCTTATCAGGTCTATGCCCACCAGTACCATGTAGGGCGTGAAGTACTTGGTCGCCTTCGCAGCGGTCTTCTTCAGCCCCTGCGACGTCCGCGCCACACCGTTCCTGCGCGCTTTCTGCAAACCGGTGAAGAAGTCCACCGCCATTGACAGCAGCATCACCGCCACGCTCAGCGCTATCAGCACGATGTGCATGTACATGTGCTCGTGGACGAACTGCGTTACCACGTCATTTATCTCATTTGCCATCATATAGTCCTTTCCTGTTTTCAAGTTTAATATGTCGCCTCTATCGTTATGCCGGTCTTCGTGACCGCCACCTTGCTCACGGTCTGCCCGTCCATCTCCATCTGCTCCCTTATCAACGAACGCCAGTACATGGGGTCGTTGTCCAGCAGCATGTCCTCGATGCCACATCCCGTACTCGGGCGCTCCTTCAGCTCGCCCTTGTGCAGTACGAGTATCAAAGCCTGGTTCTGCCTCAGCGTATCGCCGACCTGCAGGCCCTCCGTTATCTTGCCGTCAGGCCCGTGCCTCACCTTTACCGACGGCTCGAAGCCGTCCAACTGTATCCCGTTCATGTCAGTGCGTTATCTTTTCATCTTCGTAATCGCCTCGGCTGAACGCCTCCGCGCTTTTCAGCGGCGCGCTTGTCGGGCCGTGGGTTCCCTGGTGCGTATGTGCGTTGAAGGCATCCACAAAGGCGTTCAGCCTGGCTGTCAATTCCCCGATGTTCACAAGGCCGCCCAGTTGCCCGCCGTTCACCGTTATCCTTTCCACATGGTCAACCGCCAGCACCACCAGTTCAGACAGGCCGCCCGTCAAGCTACCAACGGTCACCGCCGTGCCCACCTTCGGTACTATCAGCAACTGCCCGGAATCTTCCGTCTCCGAAGCGCGCAGCCGAACGTCCGGCACCGTCAGTCCGCCTATCTTCACCTCGCAAAGCAAACCGTCCACCTTGGTCACGATGCCCTGCGTCAGCACCGTCTCCCTGCCGCCGGTTGCGGCCTTAAGCCTTTCGGCCAGTTCCTTATACCTGTCCATTTATCAACTCAACCTGAATCCCAATTCTATTTTACGTTTTCCGCCCTCTTTTGAGAAAGAGGTCGTCACGCTCCTTATGAAATAAGTACCGTCCTTTCCCGGGTAGTCGCCGTCGTGTAGTGTCGCGCTATCGCCCGGACGGCATTCAGGTATCAGCCACGTCGTAAGGCTGCCGTCATACCCGTCGAAGCTCCTCCGCTTCACTTCAAGCTCGCCACGCGCCTTCATGCTCGCCTCGTCCGAAGTCGGGCATTTCACCTCCACCTTGTCGCCACCGGTGCTGCCGGTCTCCAATTCCTTGACTGTCCCGTCAGGCATCAATGCCTTGACCACCACGCGTATTTTCTTGTCCTCGGCTTTCCTGTATGTAAGGTCGGCCTCCTCCACGTTCAGCATGAAGTCATATATCCGCTCCTCGCCAACCACCTCACCCGGAGGGTGTATGTGCAGCACCCCGTCCTTCAGGTATATATCCGCCCCGCTCTCATCCTGCACCTTTTTCAACACGTCGTACCCCGTTGCGTTGTTTATTACAAACTTCGAATATGTCCAGGAATAAGAACAGGAAACCTTATACCCAAGACCCAGCTCCTTGATTACCCTGTCCAGCAGCGAGGCCAGCGTCACACCCTTCAGCACGACGTTGCCAAGGCTTTTCCTGAACGTGAATAAGTCATCCTCACACATCAGCCTTATGCTGCCCCCGTCCGTCGATACGCTCTGCAGCCAGCCCTTGAACTCCTCCACAAGCCCAGTTTCCGCATAACCTATCCTCACCGACACCGCGTCGCCCCTTTTCAGCTTGTCCTCCACCTCAAGGGCGGCGTTGTACTGCGCCCCCGGCAACGTTATCTCAGCCGTGTCAGCCAGCAACTCCACGCTCTTGTGTATCTCCACCGAGTCCAGCATACCAACCTTGTAGCGGCCCACCGTTATGTCATAACCCATCGTGTACATAAGCCCCCTTACAAGTCCAAGTCCTCGCGCGTCAGCAGCAGTTTGTATATGTCGTCGCTCTGCGCCTTCAGTGTGTAGTTTTGGTTTGCCGTTCCGCTCGTGAACGGTATGTCCCAGCTCTCTATCACCATGTGCGATATGCCGAATATCTCCAGCAGCGGGTTCAGCACTGTCACATGCGCCGCCTCGCAAAAACTACGCAGACGAGCCACGTCCTCTTCCGGGTACTTGCCGTCCATGCCCATCAGTATCCCCTCCACCGTTATGGAGTAGTCGTCCTGCGCCCAGCGTTCCTTTATCGAGCCCCTGACGCGCCCCTTGTTCACGTGTCGCCGCGTGATGATGTTTTGCCCTGTCAGGCTCACCATCGGTTCCATGGGCAACAGCCATTCCTCCGCGCCGGCCTCTTCCAGCTTCAGGCGCATCGGCAGCTGCATCGGCACACCCAACGCATTGGTGCGGACCGTTTCCTCAAGCTCCCCGTCGCTCATGGCACGCACAGAGTCGTATTCGGCACTGTCCACGTCCGCCAGCTCCGTATCGCGGAACAGCCAGTATGGCGGCACCTTCCCACCAATGACCCTGAGGGCCATGTTCTCAAGCAAAAATCTCGTCGCCGTGTTCATCTTTCAGCACTCGTAGCTATCGCAAGGGCACGGTTCAGGCTCTGCAGCACTGTACGCTCAAGCTCTGCCGTGTCGGCCTTGTCGTTCATGTAAACATTGATGTTGTCGAAGAACTTTGATATGTTCATCGTGATGGACGTATTCCGCGTACCGCCGGTGGCAAGGGCCTCGGCCGACTTGCGTCCTCCGCTTCCGGACTTGCCGCCTTTCCCGTTTCCGCTGCCGAACACGACGGACTGGGAGCTGCCTTTCAGCCCAGGTGTGGATATAGCTGTGGTTGTCTTCCCTCCATCGGCCTTGGCGGCGTCCTTCGCGCTTTCCGCGGCATAGTGCCTGCCATAATTGCCAGATATGCCCTTGACCGTTCCTGACGCGCCTGCCAGTGCCTTGCGCGTCGACTCCACGCCGCTCAGCATACTGAAACCGGCCTTGGCGGCCGTAGCCGCCTTTTCCCACTCGCCGGTGAACAAGAACTTCAAGGCCTCACCCAGCTTGCCAAGACCACCGAGCAGTTCATTGAAGCGGTCTATCACATACTGCTTGATGACGTTACCGAACCCTTTAAGGGTGTCCCACATGGTGAGGAGGAAGGCACGGAAGCCGGCAAACTTGTTCCAGCAGTATATCACGCCGGCGACAAGGGCGGCGACTGCTGTTATGACCAGCCCTATCGGGTTGGCGTTCATCGCCACGTTCAGCAGCCATTGGGCGGCCGTCCACGCCTTTGTCACCACCATTATGCCGGTTTGTACACCCTTGTACACCATCAGGGCGGCGGTGTACGCCTTGCTGACGGCCCAAGCCGTGGCTACGACACCGGCGACAAGCGCAAGCTCTGTACGGAACTGTATGACGAAGCGGATGCCGGAAGACAAGGCGTCGAACAACCCTTGCAGCATGGAGAACAAAGGCGGCAAGGCCGCGTTGACGGCATCGAGAAGGTCGGACAGCGGGGATTTCACCTGGTCGAACATCCCGGCGGCCTGTTCGCGGATGTTGTCCATCACGGTGCTGAACTTGCCGCCTACCGTCTGCGACTGGCGTTCCATCATGCCGTGGAACTTGCCGCCCTCGCCCGTGGCGTGGGCCATGGCCGCGGCCACGTTGTCGAAGGTAATCTGCCCTTTCGACATCATGTCCTGGAGCTCGGCGTAGGTCTTGCCTGTCATGCGCTGGAGTTCCTGCAGCGGGTTGAAACCGGCGTTGATGAACTGAAGGAGGTCTTGCCCTTGCAGCTTGCCGGCGGCCGACACCTGGCCGAGGACGAGCGACAGGTTCGAAAGACGCTCGGCATCTCCGCCGGAAATATCCCCGAGCTGTCTCAACAACGGCAGAACGCGGTCTGTGGCCACGCCGAAATTCAGCATGAGCTGTGCGTTTTTCGTCAGGTCGAGCTTTCCGAACGGGGTCTCGGCGGCGAACTGTGTTATCTCGCCCAACATCGACGCGGCCTTGGCCTCATTTCCGACAAGCGTGGAGAATGCCACATTGGTCTGCTCCGCCTCGGAACCGAGCTTGACGATGGCGCCGATGCCGGCGGCGGCCATCGTGTACGGATTTGTCAGGAACTCCATCCCGGGCACGGACATCAATGAAGACTTGAAGTTGGAGAATGAAAAGGCCTGGCGCAGGCGTGTTCCGACAGTCCCGGCCTTCCTCGATAGCTCGTCGAGGCGGACGGAGGTCTGCCGGGCCACGGCGAGCACGTTGCCACCGTCGGCCTGCAGCCTTATCAAGAACTTCAACACGCTATCCATTCGCTTTCCTCTCCAGCTTACGTATTTCAAGCAGGTGCCTTATGGTCCATGCCCACTTCTCGTCGGGCAGGCTTTCCGGGTCGACGCACATATAGTATCTCAACAGCGAGTCGAAAAACAATATGTCCCCACCGCCCGTGAAATCGCCAATCCCGGCATCCGCTACAATTTTTTTATCTCGGCCTCCTTGATTTTAAGGACTTCCTCCATCTTGGCACATACGCCCATGAAAAGGCTGTCGTCCGTCTTCATCTCCTCGTCTCCCGCGACCCACAGCTGGTTGAGCAACACTTCGTTCAGCTTGATGGGGTCTTTTACCACGCTCGCGTAGCTCAAATCCTGCCGTGACGGGCTGCGCAGGATGCAACCCTTGCCCTCGACCGTCACCAGGTAAAGTTCCTTACCCGGGTGCTTCGCCTTCAGCTCAGCTATCAGTTTCTCGTTTATTTCCATTCCAATGTCCTTTTAATCGTTTTCAAATGCTCTTCTTGTCCGTATAGATGAAAGGCAAGGTCTTCTCCTGGAACTTGTCGCCCTGCTTCCATTCCGTGTTGTCTTCAGTTATCTCCACGTTCACCAGCGTGTCCGTCGTCACCGCGTCGCCCTTCGACGGGTTGCCGTAGCACGCCACGATGTTGAAGCTGCCGTCCAGCACGTCGCCGCCGCAAGCCTGGCGCAACGCCTCGTACTCGCTCTGCAGCACGGTCAGCTCGCCGCTATAGTCCTTGTTGCCGTGCTGTATGCCATGGGGCTTGTTGCCCTTGGCGTACAGCAGCTCCTTCTCCTGCTTGCAGCCATACTTGATGCCGCGCAGCCCGGTCACGACGCGCCCCGCCACTACCACGTTCACGTCGCTCCATTCGTATTCCCTTGTGTTCGTAAACATCTACTGCCTCCTTTCTCAACTTGCCTGTGTCACCTGGAAGCCCAGGCTCACGTCAACGTAACGCGCGTAGCCGAACGGCCTTACCTTCACCGTCACGGCCACCTTCGATGTGGCCAGCACGTTCTGCGTCTGGTCTATGTAGCATACGCAACCCTCGCCGTCATCACCGGCGCTCAGCTCGCCGCTTGCGGTCATACCCACGTTCAGCGCGTCCTCCACGGCCTGCTGCCAGCTCTTCACTATACCGGCCTGGAGCGTCCCGTCCTCGTTCACCTCAAGCTCGTCAAGCATCATGTCCAGCAACGTGTCATACACTATCCTGTACGCCTTGTCTATCACCCTGCGGTGGGCCAAGTGGGCATAGTCGTCCGTCTCGTCGCACGCCAGCCTGTCGTCGGTGAAGAAATAGCCGCTGCGGCCAACGTACTTACGCGGCGTGATGTAGCCCTTGTCGTATAGCCCGGCTATCACGCTGCCGCCCTCGTCCACTTTCACGTTCCCGACGTACATCTCCGTGGGGAACAGCGCGCCGTCCTTCACGCGCCCGGCGTTGCGCTGCACCGGAAGCGTCGCCAGACGACCGGCCAGCGTGCCCACACACGCCCCTTCGCTGCCGGCTTCAGTGTCGCCTATCAGAACGCCTACGCGGTTGTATGCAAGTTCGCTCAAGTCACGCAAGCCCTCCCCGGTGTAACCGCGGCCTTCAAGGATGACGAACAGTGGGGCGTACAACTCTTCCGTCGCCCATTCCGCCAGCTGCTGCGCGATGGGCAGCGCGGACAGCACGTCCGGGTCGAGGCCTTCCGTCACGCTGCCGGTCGTTCCGCCGTCACCGGCCACGAACAACCCCCTCAGCCTGCCGTTCTGCCCCTCAACCAGCTTCCTCGCGCTGCCGGAGGTCTTGTCAAGCAGCGCGGTCATCTTCGCGCTCTTGGCCACGCCATACACCACAAGCTCCGTGCCCTCCTCCGCCTCGTCGTAGAATTCCTTGACGTGCTTGTAAAGCCTCGGATTGCCTTCCGACGTTATGCCCAATGCCGCGAGGTCGTCCATGCCCCTCACGCTGTACGCTTTCTCCAGCTCGAACGTGCCGCCTGCGGCCGTAGCCCCGCACACGAGGGCGAAAAGCCCGTCGGGGCTTTCGCCGACCGTGCCAAGCTGGCCGTTCAGGTACGATATCTTTATTCTCGGTAACATAATCCTTCGCTTTTTGTTCTTGACTCCTTATGCGGTAGCTGCCTCGGCCAGCATGAACACGCCCTTCTTGTCATAACGGCGGATGCCGCCGCCCGTGCGGACAAGGAACGAGTATATGTCGCCATAGTAGGTCGGACTGTCCGTGTCGTCAAACATCTTCACCTCGCCCAGGGCGCGGCTCAGGCAGCTTTCCTGCCAGGCAAGCGCCGCCGCGTTCTCGTCCGCGGCGCCCTCCGCGCCCCATTTCAGCAGCGCCTTGGCCGATGTCACTCTCAGCACGCTGCTCCTTTTCATGATGTTGAAACCGTACAGGTTGCCAAGCACGCCAGACTGTACGTTGGCCGAATTCTGGAACATCCACTTGTCGCTCTCCGACAGGTCGTTCAGCAGGTCAGCGTACATATAGGCGTCAAGAAGCAGGTAACGGCCGGCCTCCGGCACGTTGTCCGCGTCCATCGCCGTCATCAGCTTCAGCACGTCGGACTTGCATATCGACTTGCGCAAGCCGGTCGCCGTCGCAGAGGTGTGCGCGTCACGTGTGGCTGTGCCAGTCGTCAGCAGTACGTGATTCGTATCCACTCCGCCGCCCCAGCGCTCCAGGATGTTCACGTGGGCCGCCTCCTGCAGTTGCGCCCTGTCGTTGGCGATGATGCTGTTACGCTTGTCGTAGCTCAGCTCCACAGTGTCGATGTTGGGGATGTAAATCGGGTCTGTCGTCAGCTCGTCCATCTCATAGGTCAGCTCGTTGTCCGTCCGCTGGCTTACCTTGGCCGGCTTCTCCGTGCGGTTCGTCACCACTTTTGAGGGTGCGCCCGCGTTGGGTATGTGTACTTTCCTGTTCACCACGAACGCGGAGTCGTCCACGCTCTTCGTCGCGAACGAGTTGTCCGGGTACAGGTTCTCAACTATGGCGCTCAGCCATATTTCCTTGTTCAGTGCCATTTCTCTGTCCTTTTTTAATTCTTCATTCTTGGTTCTTCAATTTTTCACTCCTTGTAGTCAACGCCGAACTTCTCCTTGTACTTCGACTCGAATAGGGCCTTGTCCGTAGCCTTCAGCTCGCTCAGCATGCCGGCCCTGTCCAGCTCGTCCCAGCTCTTGTCGGCCATTCCGCCTCCTTTGCCCGTGTCGTCGATGTACGAGGCGGCGCGCATGTGCCTCGACGGTTTCATGCCGGAAAGCAAGGCTTCGGTGTTCGCCCTGTCGCTCGCCATGAGCGCCTTGAACGTCGGCAGCTGCTCCTTGGTTATCCTGCCGTCCGCCACGGCCTTGTCAAGCACGGCCGCCACCTCCTTGGCCTCGGCGGCCTCCATCTTTTCCTTGTAGGCCTTGTTGGCCTTCTCAAGGGCATCAGCCTTGGTCGCCTTGTTCTCAAGTTCACGCACGCGGTCGATGATGTCCTGCTCGTCGTTCGCGTCCTTGAACGACGGCATCTTCTTCATTTGGTCTATCAGTCCCATCTCTTTGTCGTTTTGTGGCCGCTCCTGCAGCCGGTTATTGAAATAATGGTATATCTCCTCCGTTGTGGACGGCACCCTTCCATCCGCAGACGGCATGTCGTATATGCCGTCCGCCAATTTCATTTCCACTGCCTCCTCGGCGCTTATCCAATGGTCACGCTCGTCGAAGTACCTCGCCGACACGGCCTTCGCGTCCATGCCGCAGCGTGTGGCAATCATACGGGCCAGGTCGTCCTGCAACGCCTCCATCACGCCTGCCATGCGGCGCAACGCAGAGGCGTTGCCCCATGTGCCTCCGCTCACGGAGTGCAGCATCAGCTTCGCGTATGGGGACATATAAAGGGGCTTGCCGCACAAGGCTATCACACCGGCTATGCTTGCCGCCACGCCGTCCACGTATATGGTGATGTCGGCCTTGCTCGTCCTCAGGGCATTGTAAATGGCTATGCCGCTGAACACGTCGCCGCCTTTGCTGTTGATGCGCACGTCTATCTTGCTGTAACGAGCCTGAAGTTCAAGCAGCTCGCTCACCACCCTGGCGCTATCCACCTTCTGGCCGTCGCCAACGTCGCCATACAGTAGGATGGCCACCTCCCCATCACCGGGTATCGTGTTGAAAAATCCCATTTTTACGTCGTTTTTGATGCAAATATCCGCATAAAACGCCTCACTTGCAAACCGCTTTTTTATCATGTCGTCAGCTGCGTATATCATGTCACCACAGGACACCACCATAAAAAAGCAGTTTGAAAAAACGCCTGAATTATAGGATATTTGCAGTGTTTTTATCGGAATATGGCTAAGACTAACATCGACAAGAAGGACATAGCGAAGTCCCTGTTCCTCAACGGGGCCTTCACGCAGGAAGAGATTGCCGCGAAGGTCGGCACCACACGGCAGACGGTGTCACGGTGGATGAAAGACGGAGGATGGGAGGAGATGAAAGCGTCGCTGACCATCACGCCCGACCAGATTATATCGCAGATTCACCGGCAAATCATGGAAATAAACAACCGCATCGGGGAACGGGAACCGGGAAGGAGGTTCGCCACGCCGCAGGAAGCCGACGCGCTCGCGAAACTAGCCGGGGCGGTGAAGAAGCTGGAGACGGACATCGGAGTGCCGGATTGCGTCAGCGTCGCCATGCGTTTCCTCGCTTGGCTGCGGCCGCTCGACACCGGGGCGGCAAGGCAGTTCGGCAACCTCTTCGACGCTTTCATCAAGGACCAGGCATCAAAAGGCAAGTAAGGCATGGCTGCAATAACGGACAAACAGGCACTCGCCCTTTGGGAGGACTTCCACAAGGGGCTTATGCGCGGCATAGAGGTGGACGAGAGCCTCTCACGCCGCGAGATTGAACGTATGCGCGCCAAGCTCGAAGCTGACCCGGTGCAGTGGATAAAGTTCTTTTTCCCGGCATACGCCAAGTACGACTTCGCGCCGTTCCACACGCGCGCCATACGCCGCATCGTAGCCAACCCGGAATGGTACGAGGTGCTTTCGTGGAGCCGCGAGCTGGCAAAGTCAACCGTGGCGATGTTCTGCATCATGTATCTTGCGCTTACCGAACAAAAGCGGTTCGTCGCGCTGGCCTCGGCCACCATCGACTCGGCCAAGAGGCTGCTCGCGCCATTCAGGGTCAACTTCGAGTCCAACCCGCGCATACGCCAGTTCTACGGACGGCAGCCCGTCCCGGGGCAGTGGACCGACTCGGAGTTCTCGTGCCGCTGCGGAGCGAAGTTCATCGCGCTCGGCGCCGGCTCCGCACCGCGTGGAATGCGCAACGAGGCCATACGCCCGGACGTGCTGTACTTCGACGACTACGACACCGACGAGGACTGCCGCAACCCGGTAACGCTCGACAAGAAGTGGGACTGGGCGGAACAGGCCCTCTACCCCACCCGTTCCATCTCCGAGCCTACGCTCGTGCTCTGGTGCGGAAACATCATCGCCAAGGACTGCTGCATCGTCCGCGCCGGGCGGCTGGCGAACTCATGGGATGTCGTCAACATACGCGGCAAGGACGGTAAGTCGTCATGGCCGCAGAAGAACACGGAGGAGCAGATTGACCGCATACTATCCAAAATATCCGTCAAGGCGCAGCAGGGAGAGTATTTCAACAACCCGGTGGCGGAAGGCAAGATTTTCAAGAACCTGCCTTTCGGCAAGGTGCCGCCGCTCTCCAAGTTCCGCTTCCTCATAGGATACGGAGACCCTGCCTATTCCGACAGCCGCAGGAAAGGCTCGTCCACAAAGGCGCTCGTGCTCGTCGGGAAGCTGAAGGGAGTGTACTACGTCATCAAGGCTTTCCTCGCCCGTGAAACCAACGCCACATTCATAGGATGGTACTTCGACATGGGGGACTTCGTGGCCGGAAAGGCCAACGTGTACTGGTACATGGAGAACAACAAGCTACAGGACCCGTTCTTCGAGCAGGTCTTCAAGCCGTTGCTGCGCGAAGAGTGCAAGCGACGCCACCGGCAGCTGTACATCAAGGGCGACGGGCGCAAGAAGACCGACAAGGCCACGCGCATAGAAGCCAACCTCGAACCCGTCGACCGCAACTGCGCCTGGGTGTTCAACGAGGAGGAGAAGGACAACCCCATGATGCAGGAACTCATAAACCAGTTCAAGCTCTTCGAGCTGACGCTACCCTACCCTGCCGACGGCCCCGACGCCGTGGAGGGAGGGCTGACGCTCATCGACAGTAAGACGGCCGAGCTGGAACCCGTCGAGACCATCTCGTACAGGGAGCTCAACGAGCAGAACCCCTGGCGGATGTGAATTATGAAACGTGAATCAAAAATTATGGATTAAAGACATGGACAACTTCATCGACATCGGCGACTATGACGCCAGCATACACAGGGAAATACTCGACTCGCTGCTGCGCTCCGGCTCCGACGACTACGACCCGCAGATAGTGGAAATCTGCGAGGACCGGGCCGTGTCGGAAATGCGCTCGTACATGAACAAGACCTACGACTGCGACGACATCTTCTCGGCGCGTGGGGAGGACAGGCATCCGCTCATCCTCATGTTCGCGATTGACATCGCAATTTACCACATCTACTGCCAGCACAACCCTTACAAGATGTCGAAAATCAGGCAGGACCGCTATGACCGTGCCGTCAAATGGCTCGAGGGAATCATGGCCGGGGACATCACCATCGACGGCGCGCCACTGCTGCCGGAGGACGAGCTGGCCGACAAAAGCAGGTGGCAAATCGTGGCTGACGACGTAAGACCTACAATGTTATGATTATGGAATACAGGAATAATATGGCACAAAGGAAAAAGAGCCGGGGAAAGCCCGGGAAACGCATCTTGCAGGGAGGGCTGCTCGTGCCCAAGGGGCAGAGGCCGCCGGACATAGTGCTGCAGATGCCGGAAATCTTCTACTTCGACATGAACGCGTACATGAACTCTGTCAAGGCGGCCAAGGGCATCGACTACTCAAACCGCGTGCGCCTCTACGACATGTACGAGAGCGCCATGCTCGACCTCCACCTCTCCGGGGTCATCGCAAAGCGTATGCGCGGCGTGACGAAGATACCCATCGAGTTCCAGAGGAACGGGGAGCCGGACGACACCATCAACGCGCAGCTCCGCTCGCCTTGGTTCAAGCAGCTCCGCAAGGACCTTGTCATGTCGGAGTTCTGGGGATTCACGCTCGTGCAGTTCTACCTCGACGAAGACGGCAACATACGCTACGACCTCATCAACCGCAAGCATTACGACCCCGTGCACCGCAAGGTGCTCAAGTACCAAGGGGCCATTGACGGCATCCCCGTCGAGGAGTTCCCAGACATGCTGTTCGTCGGGAAGGAACGCGACCTGGGCATATATGCCGAGCTGCTGCCGGCAGTGCTCTACAAACGAGGAGACATGTCGGACTGGGCGAGGTTCTGCAACATATTCGGGATGCCCATTCGGGAATACACCTACGACGCCGGTGACGAGGAGGCGCGCATCAGGCTGCTCGCCGACGCAAGGAGGCAAGGAGCCAACGCGGTGTACATACACCCGAAGGAGTCGGAGCTGAACCTTGTCGAGGCCGGGAACAAGACCGGCTCGAGCGAGCTGTACAAGACGTTCGCCGAATACTGGGACAGCAAGATGTCCATAAGGGTGCTCGGCAACACGCTCACCACTGACGCCAAGGAGACTGGCACGCAGGCCCTGGGAGAAGTGCACAAGGAGGAAGAGGACGAGATGAACGCCGACGACCGCGACTTCATACTCGACATCCTGAACTATGACATGCGTCCGGTGTTCGCATCGCTCGGCTTCAACGTGGAGGGAGGGGAGTTCGTCTATGCAAAGAAGGACAAAATCAACCCCTCGCAGCAAATCGACATCGTACAGAAGCTCTCGTCCATGGGGCTGCCCATCGACGACGACTACCTCTACGAGACGTTCTGCGTCAAGAAGCCGGACAACTATGAACAGATGAAGGCGGAGAAACAGGCTGAAAAGGAAGCCGCACGCCAGGCTTTAGTCTCCCAAAATCCCCAAAACCCCCAGCCTTCCCGGAATTCCAATCAAAAAACATTCAAACAGCGTTTGAACGGTTTTTTCGGCATCGCCCCGGGCAAAGGGGCGGGTTCCGACTTCTGATTGACGACCTCTATTACGGCGAGGGGCACTGCTCCTGCTGCCGGGGCATACATGACGCCACGCCGGCCTTTTCTTTCTCCGCCGACGTGCTAGCGGCATTCCTGCGCAAGGTGTACCGGGGATTCGACACGTCCGACGACATCGAGCCGGCAATGTGGCGTGAGGTGCTGCGCATCGTCAACTCCGCCACGGTGGAGGGGCTGGCTGATGCAGGAACACCTCCGACCCACGAGGCTGACTTTTACGCAGCCCTGCGGCATTCAAACGAGGTCTTCGCCGCGTTCAAGGTTCACAATATGGGACGGCTCATGGCCTCCAAACTCTTTGGCGCGGACGGGAAGCTCAAGCCGTTCAATAAATGGGCGGAGGAAGTGGAACCCATCACGTCACACCATGTAGGGGCATGGCTCCGCACGGAGTACGACACGGCACTCATACGCGCCCATAACGCCGCCGACTGGCGAAGGTTCGAACGGGACAAGGACGTAATGCCGAACCTGCGATGGATGCCCACCACGTCACCAACGCCGGAAAGCTCCCACCGTGCCTTCTGGGAACGCCGCCTCACGCTGCCAGTGGACGACCCTTTCTGGAACAGGCACCACCCAGGCGACCGCTGGAACTGCAAGTGCTCCCTCGAGCAGACCGACGATCCGGCAACGCCGGAACTCAAAGGCGAATTTGACGGAGAAAGGCCGCAGCGCGGACTGGAGAACAACACCGGGCGCGACGGCCACACCTTCAACGACACGCACCCGTATTTCCCGGACTCGTGCGCCAAGTGCGACTTTTACCGTAAGGCCAACATCAAGAACCGGCTCCTCGGCGGCTTCACCAACCGCCAAAAGGACTGCTACAACTGCCCGTACATCGACGGCTGCATCGACAGGGCGAAAGGCAAGGATGACATTGCCAAGGCCGCTTTTGCAAAAAAGGACGAAGTGAAGCAAAAAGACTTGATGCCCAAAAATGACATGACAATGTGCGACGCACTGGAAACCGGGGTGTTGAACAGGACTTACAAAGTACGCAACAGGCTGCTGAAACACTGCCATCACGACTACGACGTTGACGCTGCCGTTTATATTTGGAATAATCCGGACAGAATGGCATTCGAGGCCGTCAGCCCATTGGGGGAAGGCAAGGACATGGACAATCCCGAACATAGGGCAAACATCAGACGGAAAAAAGAGCGCGGTGTCGTCGAATATGTCAAATACAGCTTCACATATAAAGGAAAGGATTTCGAGGTCAAACTTGAACGGTGCAAAAAAGGATATGAGCAGTTCTACTCATTGGCTGAAAAATGAAAAGTCCCCAAAACGACACAGCCGAGACAGCCTGCAAAGGTCGAATTGGGGATAATGCGGTGTCTCTGCTTGGAGCGGCCTACCCTTGCAGGTGCTGCTCCAAAGAGACACTGCAAATATAACGATTTTCTCCTGAACGGCAAAAGAAACGACAAAAAAATACGGTCATGGACGCAAAGGAAATTCAAATGCGCATCGAGCGCATAAAGGCTGACATTGAAAAGGAGGTGCGCGACCGGCTGCCGCGGAAGGTCGGCATAACGGCCGTAAACCATTTCCGGCAGAACTTCCGCGATGCCGGATGGAGAGACAACGGACTGCACCCGTGGAAAAAAACCTTGAGGCAACAGGGCGGAGGGCCTGACGCAAAATACACGCCGCTTACCTCACGGCGCGACCACCTCATGCGCTCTGTCCAGTACGAGCAGACCGCACCCGGTGAGGTCACCGTCACCGACCCAGTACCATACGCGGCCATACACAACGAGGGCGGCACACTCAACACGCACCCGTCAGTGACACCCAAGATGCGGCGCTTCGCGTGGGCCAAGGCCTACTCCGTCGCCGGTGTCAGGGGCAAGGGCGGACTGCCCAAGGAACTGCCGCCGGAAGCGGCCAAATGGCGTGCGCTCGCACTTACGAAAAAGTCGAAGTTGAACGTCACAGCGCACATCCCGAGACGCCAGTTCATGGGAGAAAGCCGCGAACTCATGCAGAAAGTAAACGAAATCATCAATGAATCCATAAACCGCATAAAGAATGGAATACATAGTCTGTAAGCTCATAGAACACATTTCCAAGAACATTGCCGTCCTGTCCGTCGTGGATGAGGATTACGGCCAACTGGAAGCTCTCGACAACGAAAATGTAGATATGTACCCGCTGACGTTCCCTGCCGTCCTCATAGAAACGCCAGAAACTGAATGGGGGGACATTACAGACGGTGGGCAGAAAGGCGCGTGCACTGTCCGCGTCCGCCTTGTCATCGACTGCTATGATGACACGCACGCCTCGTCCGGCACTGTCGCCGCCGTCAGCGAACGGAACGAGCTGCGCCACAGGCTGCACGCACTACTGCAAGGATTCAGGCCGGACGGGGACGGCGCGCTCATGCGCACAAAATCAAAGTTCTTCACGTGGAACCACGGCATCAAGGTGTACGAAACGACATACACCACTACCGTATCGGAAAATGTCGCTATGGAAAAAGAGGCCGTTCAGCGTCCGAAAGTCTTGCTTTCCGTGAAGTGCGGAAACCGCTGAACCCGGCCGCAGGTATGGATGCGCCGCCGACAGTGGCACCGTCACGTATCATCCGGCGTATTATCTGCATCACACGCCCCTCGCTGATGAAAAACTCCTCCGACGACAGCTTGCGGATGGTATCGTCGAACCGAAGCCGTTTCACCTCAGTCCAGTAATAATAGCGCTCAAACAGCTTGCGGTCGCGCTCGTCTATCAGATGTTTGTCCCTTCCCCTGCTCATTGTATTTGCAAAGATAGCAAAAAGCCCCCGAAATACAATCGTTTCGGGGGCTTTTTGGTGCTTGTTTACAGGTTTTTACGCCTCACAGCCGGCAGAAACTCGGCTCAATCCGTGTCCATACGCCGTTTTCAGGGTTACGTTTCCAGAAGTAGTAGTTCCGCGCGTTGCGCTGCACTACGTTGGCCTCCTTGAACAGGCGCATGATGTCGGCGTACTCACCGTCGAACTTGTCCTCCAACTCGTACAGCTTCGATATGCTCTTGTAGTCCAGGTCGCCCATCTTGTTACGCTCCAGCAGCGTCATCGCCATCTGGTACATCGGGTCGTCCGCGCCCTTGTCGCTGCGCTGCATGTAGCGTTTAAGGTAGTCGATTAAACGCTCGGCCGCCATGTCGGCGCGCTCGTCAAAGCCCTTCACCTTGTTGCCCTTCACCTCCAGCTTGAAGTCGCCGTCTACAACGGTGTAGGTCATCTGCTCGCCGTTTTTCACCTGCCCGTACTCCTTCATCACGCCGGTGAAGCCGTCCACTTCCTCCTCGAGCCATTTCTTGAAGCCGCGCACGTCGTCCACCAAGGCTTCCACCTTGGCCTTCACCTCGTGAAGGAACTCGCCGCGCAGGGCTTCGTATGCCTCGCGCCGGGCTATGCGGTCGTCCTTCTCCTCCTGCTGCAACCGGGCCAGCAGTTCCGCCCTCTGTTCCTTGCTCATGGACTTTATGTCCACATTCAAAATGTCCTTTTCCATATTGTTTCTCGTTTTTTAGATTAATCACTGATGAATTTGTCACTCTCCAAAAGGTCGGCAAACGCCTTGTCACGCTCGGCCTTCGTACTGTACTTTCCAAGGGTCATCCAAGCTCCATTGTCCCCTACGCTGATTTTTATCCTCGGCACAGGGTAGTCGTCCTTGCGGACAATGGAAAATCCGGCCTTCTTCAACTTGTTTTGGTCATTGATGTTCATTTTGTCTCGTTTTTGTTGTCTTTCTTTCTCCTTATGGCATGGAGCTTCGTCAGCAGCGCGTCCAGCCCGTCTCCGTCAATCTCCCTGAACGCCATGCCGGCTATGCGCTTGTCTTGACAGAATTTGTCAACCTTGTCCCAGGCGGCCGTGTCGACGCCAAGCAGCTGCATCTGGTGAAGCACCGCGCTGCGCTTCCGGCGCATTTCGCGCCGCCATGCCTCGCGCCTATCGTCATAACCGGCCACACGCTCCATCTCCGTGCACATGCTGCCGTATTCCGCCGCCGTCATCAGGTGCAGGTGCGATGTCCGGCCGTTAGTGAACTGCAGCACCAGCGTCTCCTTGTCCGCGCCGGGCAGTTTGCCGAGCAGGGCGTAGAACCTGGCATAATTGTCAACGCCCATCGCCGCACTCCTCCTTCCTGTACTTTATGTATGCCTCCCTCGACACGTCGAGCACGGTGGACAGGTCCCATTTCAGGCCGTCAACCGGCAGCATCGGAACGCCGTCCATGCAGACGAACACCTCACCGCCGAACTCGCGCACCTGCACCGCGCGCCTCGCGTCCATCACCATGCGGCACTCGGCCGCCGCCTTCTTTCTCTCCGTGCGTCGCCTGCGCGTTTCGCGCAGCCACGCCGACAGCCTTTCATACATCTCTTTCATTTTTACCTCCTTAACTTAACAATGTGATTTCAAACAATACCTTTATGCCGCAGGAACTGGCCACGTCAAGCTCCAGCTTCGCGCCTTTGCTCAGCTCCCAGCCCTTCAGCATGTAGATGTAGCCGCAGCCGAGCAGCAGGGCGATGTCCGCCCTCATGTGCTCATGCCAGTGCGCCTCTTCCGGCAAGCCGTTCTTGAACGGGTTGACAGGCTCGAAGCCCATCCGGCGCAGCAGCTTCTCTGCGTCGGCGAACGCCGTCTTGCGCTCGCTGATGTCATGGTGCGCTATGGCACCGCTGATATACACTCTCTTATTCATGTCCTCCTTGTTTTCGGTTCTCCAAATGCCTTCTGTAACGTTCGGGCACCACCACCGCGTAGTTGCACAGGCGGCAACAGCGCCCCTCTTCCTTCACCGGGTAAGGATTGTACCCGTACCCGGTGAACTTCATGCCGCAAATGCAGCAAGCCGTCTCTTTGTTGTTCTTTTCCATCATTTCAAATCCTTTATGTTTACCTTGCACGACGGATGCCACTGCCGTATGCGGCTGGCGAATATCACGTCGCGCGTCTCTATCACTATGTGCCCCTTGGTCTTCGCCTTGCGCAACCGTAGGTCGCTCTCTACGCCGCGTTCCGCCCAGTCCTCAACCACGGCCGCAGCTTCGTCCTTTGCCAGCAGCAGCTGGTACAGTTTATTCTCCCATTCCATCTTCCCGTATCTTGTCGTCCGTCAATGCCTTGGACGCCCCCTCTTCCCATATCACGTATGGCTCGCCAGGACGTTCCATGAAACGGCTCTTGCACCATGCCTTGAAACAGCTCACCATGATTTTCACGTCTGCGTCGTATTCCACTTTCTTGGCTGTCCTGCCAGCCGGGTGCATTCCCTCGGCATGGCTGATGAAGATGAACAACTTTTTTGGGTGGCGTTCCTTGAACTCCTTGTATTCCGGGTAGCTCAAGCCGCTGTACTGGAAGCTGTCTATTATCACCACTCCGGGGCTGCCCCTGCGCTTCAGCCGCTCCTCCAGCTGCCCCATCGGCTCGCGGTCGAGGATAATAAGGCGTTTTTTCACCTCGTCCATCTTGTGACGCTTCAGGGAGAGCTGGAATGACAGCCCGGTGCTTTCCTCAAGGCTGTCGTATATCACCTTGCCGAACGAGCAGAGGTACTTGGCCAGCTGCATCACGAACGAACTTTTGCCGTTGCCGCTCGCGCCCCACACTATCCACACGCCGCTCCTCGCCGGCCGCCCGATGGAGGCGAGCCACGGCCCGGTGAACTCGTAGCGCGGTATTTTCATGTTCAGCACCTCTTTGGGGCTGTACGCTCGTTTCAGTCTCATGGTTTTGCCCCTTTCTTAAGCTCGGCGACAAGGGCGTCCGCAGCGGCCACGGCCTTTTCCGCCATGTACTCATCGGTCAACACACTGTCCGCCCAGCTTCTGGAGAACACCTCCTTGGCAATCTCGTACCGCCGCCGCTCCCAGTCCGGCTCGTTCATCCTTTTCAGTTCACGGTGTATGCCGATGACGGCATTCATCGCGTCCATCTCAATCTTTGTCATCATGCTTGCGCCCTCCTCATTTTCTCTATTTCCGTATATACCCTGCGGAGCCCTCCGCCGGTGGCGTTCACTATCCGGGCGATGTCCGAGCCTTCAGGCGCATTCACCTTGGCCACGATGGCGGCTTGCGCCTTCAGGAACTTCTCGCGCTCCCTTGCGTCGTCGGGTGTCACCTTGCTGTACGTGTCGCCGTAGCGGCTCAACATTTCCGTGTAGCCTACCTTCTTGCCCTCGATGGCGCGGTTGATTTTCTCCTTCAGGCCGTCCGCGCCCATCATGTACCAGGCGCAGCAGCGTTCCGTGGCGTTCCATAGGGCCTTCAGTTCGAGGAAGGCTTCATATTGCAGGTCGCCGGCCTCGTCCAGCACGACAAGCGGCGTGTCTATCGTGCGCAGGTAGGCCACAAGGTCTTCGTACACGTCGGAGTAGCGTCCGTAGCTGCCCACTCCGAACTCCTTGGCGATATACCGTATCAGCTTCAGCTTGGTCTTCACCTGCGAGCAGTCCACGTACACGGCGTTCTTGTGCTGTTTCACGTAAGCCTTTGCCGTGAAGGTCTTGCCGATGTTCGGCATATCGCACAGGATGGCGCTCAGGCCGCTGTCCTGGCACGCTTCCAGCTGCTTGCTGATGAACACGTAGGTCGGGGTCTTGGCCGCCGTCCACGGCATTTCCGTGCGCAACTGCACACCCAGCCTCCGGGCAATGCCCACCCAGTTGGCGTCGCTCACCTGCCTTTCGTAGTTCCCTTTCTTGATGGCGTTGTACACGCTCGCCGCTATGCCCAATGCTGTTGCGTGGCGGTTGTCACTGGGATAATTCTCACGGTCGGCGGCTATCGCCCCCGCAATCCGTTGTTTCACTTCGCTCGTTATTTCCATTTTGAATGCTGTTTTAATATCTTTCCAATGTCATTAAAGTTTAGCTACCGCGTCGGTTTCGTAATGTGTCACGTCCAGGTATGCGGAGTAGTCGTCCTCCCCAGTGTGTGGCTTCACCTCCACCGCCTCGGCCTTTATGTCCGTTATCTCTTTCGTTTCTTCCTTGTTGAGGATGCCGACCCGCTTTATCTTGCCGTCCTTCATCATCTTGTCGAACTTGGCTACGTACTTCGCCTGTCCCGTGTAGGCGGACTTGTCCGCCTCCGTCTGTTCGGCGGTGTTCTCATTGTAACGCGTCACGGGCTTGCAGGTGGCGATATAGCGTCCGTGCTGGTAGATGTACACCTCGCTAATGTTTCCGTCCGTGTCGGGCAAATAATAAGCTTCCACCTTGTAGTTCCTCGGCTCCAGCTTTGCGATGATTTCAGGGTCGGGCAGGCTGAAGTTTTTGTACTGCACCGAGAAGTAGCTATTGTTGCGGATGGTGGTGTCGGTACGGAAGCCGATGTAGCGGTAAAGCACGGCTTTGTCCCAAGGCGCGAGGTTCGGGTTCTGACGGGCGCAGAGCACGTCCCAGCGTGTCATGCCGGGGTACTTCTTCTGGTTCGGGTGCAGCTGGCTGTTGTACTCGCCGATGGCGCGTATGTCGTCGGCCACAAGCTCGTCGTAGGTGTAGCTCTTTACCTTGTAAGTGTTGTTCTTCTCGTCGTACACCTTCTCCTCTTTCGGGCGGTTGGCTTCCAGTTTGGCGTACCATCGTCCGATGCCCACCTGGGTGCGCTTTTCCACGCCGTACTTTTTCGCCCGGTTGAAGTGCTCGGCGCGTTTCTCTCGTGAGTTGCCGGGGTTGCACCAGCGTATCAGGGGAAACACCGTGCCGGCCTGCATCAGACCGTCGGCGAAGTCGCTGACCAGGTGGTGCTCCACTTCCAGCTCGGCAGGGATGTACATGCCGTTCCGGTCAAGGGTCTGGAACATGTTCCTCATGCAGTCAAGGAACAGCTCGGCGGTCTTCAGCCGGTTGTAGGCGTAGCCCACCACGGCACCGCTCACCACATCGTAGGCATAGTAGGCTTTCACCCTGTTGCCGTCCTTCATCGGTCGCGGCAGGTCGCGGTCGTCGAGCGAAATCTTGCTCAGCGAATATTCTCCCACATGGCGCAGGTGGTACGGACGGTAGGCGTTGTTGAAGTCCCACTGGCTCATGTGCAGCTTGGCGCGCAGGGCCTTGTTTTTCGGGTTGTTCAGGTAAGCCGCCACCGTGGCAGGGCTCAGCACTATCGGGTTGCCGTCCTTATCCGTGAAGTCTGCCGGGTTAAGCAGTTCACCTGTTTCCGGGTCAAATAGTTCTTTGTCGCCCTCCACAAACATGTTGTATTGCTCCCATACCGTGGTGTTGAAGGGCTGCTCCGGCTGCGCGTCTATGGCGAGCAGCAACCGCTCGATGCCGTAGGTCACCTTCCGGCGGTTCTGGTTCATGAACTTTCCGCTGATCAGGCTTTCGTAACCTTTCGTCCTGAAGTCGCTTACCTTGCGCTTGAAGCGGTTGGCACTCACCGGAAGCGTGTGCCCGAACTCTGCCTGGTAGTAACTGATGGCACCGGCCATTTCGCCCCAGTTCACCGGGCCGCCCTTCATCGCCTTTCGCATCAGGACGGTGTCCTCCATCACGGCCAGCACGGCTTCTATCACCGATGCGTTCACCGTGTACTCCTGTATGTGCTCCGGTGGCAGCGCGTCGCCATTCTCGAAACGGAAGGCGGTGTAGAACTCCCGTGCCTTCGCGTCGATGCGGAAGTGGCTGCCGAACCAGTTCTTAAGAATGTCCTCTTTCATATCTCCGTATTTTTCCTTGATTTTTTCCTGAAAGCGTAAGGGCAACGTGGCTATTTCCACCAATGCGTAACCTCCCAAACCTCTTCCTGAGCGTACCACGTTGATTTTGCCATTTGCCGACAGCTTCTTGTAGTTGGAATCCGACATGACGGGATTCGGCTCACAAGTCAGGTCATGGTGCGATATGCACAATATCTTTCCGTAGTACTCCATCGTGTTCTCGTCTTTACAAGGCTGCTGCCATCTGCTCAACTTCGTACTGCAGCTGCATGAGGTCGGGTACGGTGATGCTCTTGTAGCTGTCCTTAAGTTGTCCGTCCACGTACACCGAAACATCTCCGGTTTCTTTATCCACCACAAGTTTCACTCTTGGCCCGAAAGTCTGGGTCATGGTCTTCTCGACTTCTTCATGCGTAGTTTCGCATTTCGGCATATAACCGTCAGTCAGCTTGCCGCCGCGTTTCAGGGCAAGCTGGCGAATCCGGCGTGCCTGGTCGCTGTCACGCTTGAAGTTCAAAGCCTGCCATACGGCCTGGCGCGAACACTTGAAAGCCTTCATCAGGAAGGTCTTTGTTTCGTTGTCTGTCAAAATCTGCTTTCTCATTTCTTCTCCTTTTTAAGTTCTCCGTATATTACTTCCAACAGTTCCTCACACACGCACGACAAGTTCTCTATCACCCGTAAGGCATCCGAGTCGTCTTGTTCCGCTACTGTCATGAGGCTTCTGCCCAGCGTCATTGCCTGGTCAGCGATGTTCTGCGTGTGGGTCACGCAGCCAATCAGGGTGCGCAGTTTCTGCTTGAACTGCTCCTCTTGCCTTGTTTTGTCAAATGTCTTTGCCATAATTCTCATTTTTGATTGTCACACATGGTGGAGCGCGGGGAGTCGAACCCCGGCGGCTTTCGACGCGTTCATGCTTTCGCTTTCGATTTACCAACTTTCCGGCCGCGCTGTCCGAGCCGCTCCTTGCCCGTCTTTCCGGGCTGCCAGTTATCCGGCAATCTTCTTACCGCATCTGTCTTTTGTTTGCCTTACGCAGGCATGTCCATAATCATCCTGCCTTGACATTCCACGTATGACCATTCCACCTCCCCTGATTGTCCAGTCGCAATCGTATGGACAGCTTTCCACATAGCCCCTCACAATGTCCTTCACGTGTGTCAGCGTACATTTCTTGAACTCCCAGCGGCACACCCTGCCGTCCGTGGCCGTCAGCATAACCGCCCAGACATCGTCCCTGCACATCATCGTTTTCATTTTTCAGTACCTCCATTGTTTATACGTGCAAGCATCATCTTGAACTCTCGCACCACCTGCTGCTTTACCTCCCTGTCCAACAGGTGGGCCGTATTGAAGGAGGCGTTCGTGCTGTGGTTCTGCACCGACCCGCACAGCAAGTCGTCAGTAAATCCTTCCACCATGTGGTTCATCCAGCCGAGCGTTTCGCACAGACTATCATCATTCACCACCTTTTGAAGCTCACGGTATATCTTCAGCCGGAGCTGCACTTTGTACATATCCTCCGAATACCAGCAGAAGAAGTGTTCATAGTCCTCGTTCATGTCCTTGGTGTACTTGTCGGCTTCTTCCACGCAACGGTTTATCCGTGCCTTGACCTGGCTGGCAATCATGTCCAAGCATTCCTTTGCCTCGTTTTTCATTACTTCGTTCATATTCTTTAATTTCTAAAATTCGTTAATCTCGCGGCAATTTTGTATCTTTGACCGCTGTTTACTTCTTAAACACGCTGCAAATATACAGATATTCTGAATTACAACAAAGAAAAATACAGATTTTCTGAATTAAAAAATGCAATTATGGACAAAAACGCAATTAATGAGCGCTTTATAAAAGCGGTTTCTACGTTATTCAAAGACAAAGGACTTACCAAAGCTGGCATAGCAGAAAGCTTGGGTCTAAAGCCTTCTACATTTTCAGAAATTCTGAATAATAGAATGAAAGCCGGAACTGATACCATTGCTGCCTTATGCGATAAGTATAGTTTTTCGCCGTTTTGGATTTTAATGGGGCAAGGAACGATGCTTATTCCTGGTGAATTAAAGGGAAGGTCAAAGCCAAGCATGGCCTTAGCTTATTCCCCTGATAGAATTTCCGAATTATTAGAAAGTCAAAAAACTTCTCCATACCCGAAGCGAGAAAAAGCACATCGTGTTCCAGATAATAGCAATGAAGGCATTCCACTTATTCCTCTTAGCGCAATGGCAGGTGCATTCACAGGCGACACGTCCGTGATGGAGTACGAGTGCGAGCGATATGTCATTCCTGCGTTCAAGGGAGCCGACTTTCTTATTCAGGTCAAAGGTGATTCCATGCAGCCCACCTATTATTCAGGTGACCTTGTAGCTTGCCAGCGTGTTCCTCTTGATGATTTGTTCTTTCAGTGGAATAAGACATACGTACTCGACACCAAACAAGGGCCGCTCATCAAACGTATCATGCCGGGGTCTGACAGCAGTCACGTGCTTATTGTATCAGATAACGACAGCTATCCTCCATTCGAGCTATCGAAAAGCCAGTTCCACGGTGTCGCTCTCGTGCGCGGTCTTGTCCGCCTCGAATAACCGCACACTCGGCACAATACAGGCGCACGCACACCCTTTTTAAGGTCATCGGGGCATGAAAACTGACGGAAATCACTATTTATCAGGCATATACAGCCATATATAATAAGGAGTGAGCGTAAAATAAGTGTCGTTTTTCCTCTCTGAAAACGTGGAAAAACGGCACTTGTTTGCATTTCGGTCTAAGTTTCCTACTTCGGGCGCACACTCAAAAAAGCGGAAAAGTAACCCCTAAGGTAACCCCTAACTTCACAAAATGGTAACCCCTAACAGTAACCCCAAAGGTAACCCCTAATCGAAACGGACACAAAAAAAGGGGGCATTGCGCCCCCTCATTCAGCATTCAAGGAAATAACGTCCGAAAGCCTATCTAACGGCGTTATTTTTTCGTTCTAATCACCAGCCTTTCTACCGCCCGAAATAAGCGTAGACTGCTTTATAATAGCCTTTTTCGTGCATACCGTGCCATTCCCGGACAACCCGGCATGAAGCAAGTAATTCTTTGTCGCTCCCACCTGTTCGGCCGTCAGAACCGTATAAACGGCCGAAATGGAACTAAAATACCAGTCTTTCCGTTTCATTCCGTCAATATTATGCAGTAAATGCACATGGATAACCTTTGCCATATCGTATGTTTTACGTCTGCAAATATACCAAATAATAATTATTTAGAAGAAAATATATGATACAAAATAAAGAAAGGTCACAAAAAACGGCCATACAGCCGCCACCACTCCCCCACCCTGCCACTCTACCGCCAACCGCCACAAAAAGCGGCATAGGCCAAACAAACGCTCTCAAAGCAGCCGTTTCATCAGCTTCAGGTATTTCATGTTACAAAAACAGCCCGAAAGAGCCATAAAACGCCCTCGAAACGTAACGCAAATGTAAAGCCGATGTTAGATAAAAAACCGCTTCGAATTATTACGCCGTTTCAGCCATTCATCCGTAACTCCCTATAAACAAAGAACTTCCGCCGTTTGTGCCCTCACCATTGAAAAACCGCTTCGTTCTACGCCCCATA